TGTGCCTGCTCTTCTAGCATTGCACGCTCTTGGTTTTCTAGGACAGCAGCAGTAACCGCCTTCTTGTGGTGGTCAACGATTTGGCCCGCAGATTCTTCATTCAGAACTGGAGACCACTTTTCGATTAGAGTATCGTAAGAATTCATGATAGTCTTCCTTATTTTTTAGAGGTTTTACGTAGAGCAGCCAAATAGTTTTCCATTACAGATGAAACTTCGACTTCTTCTTCAGCTTCTTCTGAAACTGATTCTTCGATTTGCTCTGGGATTTCTTTTGAGAAGTAAGATTCCTTGATAGTGTTGATCTTCTTGACGAATGATTCTTCGTTCTCGAAATCTACACCTTCAGCAAGTTCACGTAGCTTCTCCGCTTGAGTGTCTGCCAACGAACGAGATGCTTCAGCGATGATAGTGTTACGCTTGTAAGTTTCTAGTTCTTCAGCAAGTGAAATTGCATCGCCAGTAGTTGCGTTTAGTTTCTCTTCTAATTCGCTTACTTGCTCTGCTAGTTCATCAACTAGGTCTACCTTGGTTTCTGGAACTTCGATGTAAGACTCTACGAATAGGTCTTTCATTGAAGACATGAAGTTTTCTGCGATTTCAGTACGTAGACCGTTCTGGATCGCCAACTTGTTTTCTTCCATCCAAGATTCAACCACGTAGTTCAGGTATGAATCAACTTTACCGACTAGGTCTTCTTTAATTGAAGAAACCTCTTCAGCTAGTTCTTCAGCATACTGTTCTTCAAGACGTTCGACTTCTTCTGATAGCTTTGACTTGATCGCCGCTTCGAAGATAACCGCAGTCTTTTCCTTGAACTCTTCTGATAGAGTTGCTTCACCTTCTACAATCGCAGATAGTTCTGCGTTAGTGTCCAGTTCAAAACCTTCTTCTAGTTCAACGCCAGCAGCCTCACAGACTTTGCTGTATGCAGCTTGTAGGTCAGCCTTCTTCATTTTTGAAGCAGTCTGATACATTGCATTCAACATTCCCGCTTTGGTCTTTGGTGGAGTTGCTTTTGAAGTAGACTTTGCAGCCTTATCTACAGACGCAATTGACTCTGGCTCTGATACTTCTTGGCCGTCGCCCTTTGGCGCCTTCGCAGACGGTGCTTGCGCTTCGTCTAGAGTTTCCTCCGCTAGATCGTTAGTTTCAACATCTGTATCGCGGATTTCAACTTCGACTTCTTGATTAAGATCAGTCATAGATGACTCCTTATAGTTTAGATTTGATTAACGAGAGGAAATTCTTAAACTCACGAATCTGCACTTCTGGACGAATTGCAGCTGGTGCTGTTTTGATTTCAGTCTCTATCTCTTCAATTGCTTGAGGTTCAAGAATACCATTATTCCAGACCCAGTCTACACCTTCCATAATACCATTAACGAAAGCATCCGGTGCACTTGGATCTTGTACGATGTCTACCGTACTAAGAATAAAGTCTTCTTTGACGTACATGACGCCGTTTCTCTGCTCAAGACTTCCCATTCCACGAGTTGACACGCCTAATTGAACACCTCCCTCTAGAAGACCTTTTACAATCTTACCCATTGGAGTATCCAATATTTGTGCCTTTCCAATCACATTATTACCTTCCAATTTCAAGTCAGTAATTAAGTGGGAAACTTTATCCAAGTTAACAGTAGGGCCCTCTGGGTGATTCAATTCACCGACGGCACGCTTCTTGCTAACCTGATTTTCAACGTACGTATTAACAGCCTTCTCCATAATTGGTTTAGGGTAGATACGTCCGTTACGATTCTTTTGATCTGCTTGCGCGAACACACCTTCAATGACATAGTTCTTTTCGCCATTCTCTTTGGCTTCAACGATGCATTCGATGTCGTTTTCTACGTATTCGCTTATCAGTTTCATTTTAGTTTTCCTAAGTCCTTGAGGACTTGTTTCGCAGTTTTCTCTGCTTCTTTAGGTGTTTTGAAAACATCCACGAAATCACCGTCGATCTTTAACTCGTACCCTTTTGGGGTCTTCGAGATAACAACCGGATAGCCACCCATCTTCTTGTTGAAGACTGCTTTAGATGATTCTCTTAATTGTTGAAATGTTTTCATTTTACCCTCGTTTCATAGTATTTATACAAAAAAAATTTTTAATGACGTTTTTGTTATAATACTATGCAAAAACCTACTTATACAACTTCCTAGTACTGCCCCACATCTGCTGTGCATATACCTTACCGTCCCCTCGATACGGTGTCGAGCGGACAGAATAGTGTGTAGGAATAGTGTAGTATGAAGGCCAGATGGTGAGTTTATGTTTCTCCGCATCTGGTACGAACTGTGATAACCAACCGTTTCCTGTAGACTTCCACGGTTTAGGATCTAGTTCTTCAGCACTCAATTCATGTAGTGTGTCTATCAACAATTTAACGAAAGTGTTTCCTGCATTACACGCCTGTATCGGAGATATCCAATTAGGTGCGATATGTGGATCACGGTCATTCTCAAAGACGGTGTACGCATAGTCCGCTGGACTAGTGAATACCTCATCCATGTTGTGTAGACATAATGAATCGGCTGGGGGTAGGAACCCGCCTTGTTCGAAAAGCAGTTCATATCGTATGAGGTCAGCAACACCTGCCCACACACGGTCATTATAGTATTTATCAATTAGGTGTTGGTTATGCCACTTACGTGACTTCAACATCTCATCGGTAAATATCATATAATCCCAGTCTGGATGCTTCTCTTTCCATGAGTTCATCCAATGGAGTGGAGCGTCATGCGGCCCAATCCAAATATGAACCATCCTTTTCGTTAGGTTCATACTACTCTACTTCTGGGATTTCTTCTTCTAACTCCGCTTCAACTTCTGTGTCTGCTTCTGCTTCTACATCATCTTCAGCGGAACCAAATTCTGAGGCTTCCTCACCGTACTCGACTTCGTCTTCACTGAAGTCTTCGTCGTACGCTGGTTCACCATTAAAGATCTGACCTGCAACTGCAATCTTCTCTGCGTCAAGAGTCGCCTGAACCTTGTCGCCTAGAATATCTTTAAACAGTTGGTCAGCAGCGTTGAACTCACCGGCCTGCAATGCATTAACTAGATCAAGTGCTGGATTAACTTCCGCAACCTCTTCCTCAGTCTCTACTGCATCAACCTCAAGTTCTAATGCTTCTTGCTCACTCATTTATTAAATCTCCAAATCATCTGCGTCGGCATCATCGGACTTCGAGTTCTCGCCCTCAACCTCTTTGCGCATATTTTCAATATCTTCGTCATTAAACATCATGACGTTTTTCATTACCCACTCACGTGAGAAATATTCACCCACATACTGTGAAATCTGATCCATTGTCTGTAGACGTTCACGCAATAGTTCTGCGTCCTTCATCTCAGCGAAATGGTTATCACGGTTGAAGTCTACCTGAATCTCGTTCTTCCAAGCCTCCCAATCCTGTTCAGTACAGACGCCTTTCAGAATCAACTGCTTCTTCAGGACACCCAAGAATAGGTGAGAGAACTTGCGACGTAGACGGTCAATAAACTTCTGGAACTTCACTTCGTCACGGTTGATCTCTGTGGATCGGCCTAGTGAGAACTGAGATTCCTGTTCCAAACGACTTAGCGGTACGTTCAATGAACGGTACAACTTCTTTTGGAAATAAATGATGTCGTCAATCTGACCCAAGTTCTCGCCGCCTGGCAAAGTACTTATCTCTGTTCCACGACCGCCTTCACGACGCGGTAACCAGAAATCCTCGAGCATTGACATGTGTTTGCGGTCATCTTTCAACTCACCCGTGTTCGCATCATAGACGACCTTGTTGCGGTAACGCGACATGATGTCCTTGATGTGTTGTTCTGCCTTACCCTTCGGTAGGTTACCTACGTCGATATAGAAGATACGACGTTCAGGTGCACGTGACATACGATAGATGACCAGAGAGTCTTCCATCATACGGAGTTGATTGACCGGCTTGATTGCCTTGTGTAGGTACGACAGGACACGTTTCTTCGACGTATCCAGTAGACCTGAAGTGACATACGAAACAGAGTCCGAAGTCAGTTTGATGCCGTTGTTAGCACCAGCGCGTTCCTGATAGATGTAGAAGTCGTGTGTCTTATCTACGACCTTCGCGCCTGTCTTCGCATCCTTTTTGTATTGCACCTCTTTGACCTTGCGAATCTTAGTCGCATCGATAGGACGGATCTCTTGGATACCTGCCTTTAGATTTGATTCATTGACTACAAGGTGGTGGTACAGACGACCATCGACATACCACGAACGAAACATATCATGTCCGTACTCTTCGAAGTTCAACATCGCAACGATTTCGTTGAATTCTTCTGTGATAGTCTTTTTGATCTTGTCTGGTGCTTCGACTTTGTCAAGGTTAACTGTGATACTAGATTCTAGTTCACCCGTGACAATCGATTCATTGATGATATCTTCAATCGCGGCATCACACTCTGGGTGTTCCGCAATCATACGATACTTTTTGATTAGTTCTTGGTTGTCTTTGGCCCCAGTGCCATCTAGATCGATGTACTGACCAAAGTAGGAACCAGACGCGGAAACGTACCCAGCACCGTCTTCATCGATCTTTGGTACAATCGATGGTGCCTTCTTGTTCTCTTCGTTTGACTTCTGAACTCGCTTAAGTTCAAAACCGAACGCTTGAAAAATGTTGTTGTTCTCTGCCATGGTTCCTCACGAAAAAATACGGTGGGGGTTGTCCCCCACCATATGATTACTTATACCAAACTTAACTAGTTGTATTTGCTTCCCAGTACTGGACTTGGAACTCTACAGTGAACTCTTCGATGGCTTCAGTCTCATAACTTACGTCGATTGCTGCGACGTTAGTTGGGAAACAACCACGGAAGTTGTAGGTCTTAAGTACAGAACCGTCCTTATCCAACTGATCTACGATTAGGTCAGCCTGATAAGCAACAGGGTTAGTTAAACCAGTGTTTGCACTGTGTGCATTGATGCCGTTCATCCAACGTTCCATTGCGTTGCGAATCTCGAAACCAGTGTCATTCAAGACAGTGATTGTCCAAGTTTCGAACGTACGGTCACCAGCGATTTTCAACTGACGACCACGGAATGGGACTTCGATAACATTCATTACAGATGCAGGCAACTGTGCTGCCTTACACATGAATGAAGTTAGTTCTGCATCACCACCAGCATATGCTGGGAAGTTTACCGTTGCACGAAATAGGTTACTACGCGCACCGCCGCCCTTTAGTTTTGCTTTAAAATCATCGACTCTAAGTGACATTATCGTTCTCCTTAAACTGTGCCGACGACTTCTTCAAACTCAACACCAGTTCTCACCGCTACGAAGTTTAGAGTTACGTAGTTGATTGAACGTGCTGGCTTGACGAAGACGGATGCGATGAATTCGTTGCGGTCAACGACTGCCGGAGTGTTGTTAGTTTCATCACACACAACACGGAAGTCAGTGATACCACGACGACCCTGAATCTCGCGTAGGAATGGCTCTACGATGTTTACGAATTCTGCACGAGTAAACTCATCGTTGAATTCGAACATTGCTTGCTTACCTGCCTCTGCGATAGATCTCTCGATTGCCAAGAACAAACGACGTACGTTGATACGGTCGAATGCAGATGGACGGCTCAAGTGAGTCTTATCACCGAATAGGATAGTACCTTGTCCTGGCTGACTTACGATTGGGTTAACACCCGCAGCGTATAGAGTGTCGCGCTGAGACTTAGATGGATTCATTGCAAGTGAAGTTACACCAAGGTATTGACCACGACGTTGACCTGCTGGTGAGAACCAAGGTGCTGACTCACGGTCAGACGCAGACATGATACCCGCAGTTGAAGATGCCGCAGCGATAGTCTCATACTTGTCTAGGTACTTGTTGTAGACCTTGACCCAGTTACCATCCAAGATTAGGTATGATGATGATGGTAGTGCGTCTGCCCATGCAACAACACCGTCTACGCTTGATGCAGTGATTGCGTCACCGTATGGAGATGCAACTACAACGCAGTCTTTGCGTGACTCTGCGATTGCCAATAGAGACTCAGTGACGACTGCGCTTGCTGCACCGCCACGTGATGGTGATACTAGGAAGTCAACAACGATTGAGTCTACGTCCGCGTATGCGTCAGAAGCAGTTACGTAGTCACCGTCAGTGTGATCGCCGTTCGCGCCACCTGATAGTTCGAAGACGTTGACACCAGTTAGACCACCAAAGTCTGCAACCCAAATCCAATCTGACTTAGCGTTGATAACGTCCTTGACGTTCAATGCAGAACCGTCTGGTGAAGTTACGCCTTCAGTCGTTGATAGGTATTCCCACTTCTCGACGATGTCTCCACCTAGTAGAACTGCAACGTGTACTTCTGAACCTTCTGGTGCAGAGGTAAACTTGCTTGCGTGTGTCCATGTTCCCCAACCTGCTGGTGAACATACTTCTACTGAGATTGAGTTACCTAGAGAGCCAGGGTGACGTGCAACAACTCCGTATGGAGTGTAGTCGCCTGCTTCCCAATCGTCTGAGTTCTTGACCTGAACACCAGTTGGTAGTGCTTGGTCATATACCCAACTTGCAACGATTTGTGGGTGTGGAGTTACTGGTGCGCCTGCATCATCCAATTCTGGCATGTAGACAAGACGACTGTTACCAACAGATGGAGTTACCAATACCAATTCAGGCATTGCGTCAGTACCTTGTGCAAAGACAGTTGCGCCGTCCTTGTCTAGTACTGCATTCTTCCATACTGCACTAACCTGTAGGTTAGATACACCACTACCTGCTTCATCACGGAATGGTAGTTCAAAGAAATAAACGTCGCTATCGTCAGAGCTAGATACTAAAGTACCTTCGTCCAAAACGTACTGAAGTGATAGGTCATCACCACCTGCAACAGGTTGTGAACCACCAGATACTTCATTTGCAACTGCGTTAACATCTCCGTCGCTTACGATACGTGTAACGTAGGCACTTGAAGAATACTTGAGGAACTGAGCAACAGACATGAAGTCCGCTGACGGTACCCCGCTTGATAAAGGAGTCCAGAAAGTTTTAACTAGTTCTGCTTCGTTACCGACTAGAACTGGTTTATGTGCTGGGCCCCAGTTGAATGCTCCAACCATCGCAGCGACTGAACCGCCTGGCGCTGGCACTACGCCCGATAGATCAATTTCACGGATCTGGACGTTTGGAGACTCATTTGATTTAAGAGCCATAGTAGTTTCCTTTTCGATTAAGGTATGATAAGTTTAGCATAATACGGAGTAATATTTTCAATACAACTATTTATATAATTGAAAAGTCTACCAATCTTCGGCGGGTCCGAAGTCCATATCCGCAACCGAATGCCAACCTGCGTTGTAAGGGTCTGTAAGGTCTGCTTGAGGAATATAATCACTACCATCGTCTATGATACCGAATGGCGGGACATCGTCCTCTATCTCTTTCATACGTTGTTCAAACAACATCTTCTTGATATCAACGTCGGTCATATCCCCGAACGACTGCGTACCGACAAAGTAACCGAACATCACAAGGTTCATCATCAAGTCGTCATGGTTACCGTCACTGGCCTCGAACGACTGTCCCTTGGACACGAACGTGGAGATCTCCATGATGGTGTTCTCATCGACGATTTGCAATTTACCTGCTTCTATGATATCCTTGATAGACGAACACCCAATACGTTTGACCTTGCGATCCATACGAATACCGATGGCGTTTGCCTTCACCGCAGACTCAAGGTGAATGTTCTCGTACTCTAGGTCTTGGTATAGACCCACGCACACGACCATCCCTTGGTCATTGTTCTCGATGACCGTGTATGC